TCAATAACAGGAGCTTTTCCAATGAGTGAAATTGGTAAAACCGTATTCCTTACCCATAAGAAAGCTGAGGATAAGTTGGAGGAACTCAAAAATGAAATTTAAAGAATTTGAAAACTGGTGCAATGAAAGAGCCTGCGATGGATACTGGGGAATGCTAACTGCCATGGTGTGTATTGATTTAATCGGTAAGGTTAAAAAAGCTCCATTTTGGAAAAGAGAAAAAATCTGGAAAGAAAATTATGAGCAGCAGGTATTGGAAGAGATTATTAATCCGATAGAGAAGAAGTTGGAGGAGATGAAGAAAAAATGTTAAGAATAACGCTAGACGAAGCTATTGCTTATGAAGAAGAAATAGTGGAAAGAGCACGTAGCGCTATGAATTTTGAGTCAGTTGATTCTATTGATAATGATATAAAATCAAATTGTAAAATAATAGAGATACAACATTGGCAACTCATTAAATGGCTGAAAGAACTAAAGTTATATAGAGAGGCAGAAGAAAAAGGGTTAATTAAGCTAACTTCAACTATTGATAATTTTATATACTGTCCGTATTGTGGAAGAAAATTAGAAAGAAATGAGAAAAATAATGAATAATATAGGAAGTAAAGTAGCAGCATGGACATGCAGATCTGCATCGAAATGCTAAAGCAAATGTATTCTATTTCAGATTCTGAGATTGATGTATGGATTAAGAAAAAACAAAAGAGAAAAGTAAAAAAGGATGATAGAAAATGAAAAATAGAGAAAAATATGCAGAAGAAATTAAAAGCATTATCATAAATGGAAATAATGATATTAATCTTTGTAATAAAATCATAAAACCTATTATTCTCAAACAAAATAATATTAATTGTAGTAGTATATCATGTAGCGATTGTAGAATATTACAAATATTATGGCTTGACGAAGAGTATGAAGAACCAGAAGTTGATTGGTCCAGAGTGCCTGTCGATACACTGATTAGAGTAAAAGAAAATAAAATTGACGAATGGGTATTACGTTACTTTGCAGAATATAAAGACGGAAAAATATATGCTTGGGACTATGGCTGTACAAGTAAGACTACAGATTGTGCAGCTATATGGCGATATGGTGAAATTGTAACCGAGGATATAAAATAAACTTTTTATTTGGAGATAAATCATGGAAGAATTGAAGAATGAAAAAAAACGTTTTGTTGATAAAATTCATATAATAACTGACGAAATGGACTCGTATAGTGGAAACACTGATGTCATTGGATGGTACGACTCTAATGGAAGAAAATATTACAATCCTGATGAAATTAAGGAACTATACGAAAATGGAGAGACAGAAAATGTATTTATAGATCCTAGTGGCAAACTAAATATGAGACAAACTTGGTTAGTTTTTAGAGTCGCTTTTACAGTTCAATGCGGCATTCCATTTGGGAATTATGATAAATATCCTAATCTATTAGAATACGCTAAGAAAGTTGGAATTGTTGCTAATAATCCAAGACCAATTAAAATGCTTGCAGGTATTAAAACTGTAAATGAGTATTATGGGGAATATGGTGAAGGTCCAACAGGCACATATAAAATTACATACAAAATAAATGATGATGTTGTTTCTTCATTCAACCAGGAATATCTGACTAAGATTACAAATGGATTTATTAATAGAATCACTCAAGATAATAGCTTAATTTCTATATACAATAAATGCGAATATTATGAGTGGACTCATACAATATACATCTATGGGGTGTCTGAAAAAGACATGGAAAAATCAGAACTAATTAGAGAGTTCAAAGTTTTTGATATGGAATTATTAATGTTAAAATCAAATAATTTTACAACTATTATGAATGCTTATGAAATGGCTTGTCGTGATCAAGGGCAGTATCATTGGATAAAAGAAAAAGGCACTGAGAATGACGAGAAGAAATCTAATTATTATTGGTATGATAAAACTGGAAAGAAAGAAGAAAAATGAAGAATAAGGATAGAATTAAATATACATTAGATCATAGAAAAGCTTTTAGAAAAATTGAGAAGCAGTTATTGGGACACAATACTTTTAGAAGCTTATTCCATGATTTAGATAAAATGTTCTTGTATATGTTTTTTGATTATAAGAAAGTACGCTATTGGCACAGACTCCATATGCCTCATCATAATGTTAAAGCAAAAACACATTCTGATTTTGTACAAATGGTAATTGACTGGGAGTGTGCAAGATATACAAAACCAGACAAGCCATTAAATGCTAGAGAGACGTTGTCAAAATTTTATCCAGAATTAACAGATAAAGTATTGCCGGTAATTGAAGAACTTGGATTATAAAGGATAATTTATGAGTACAAATTTGATTATTAAAGATCGAGGTACCGGAAAGAGTACACAGCTGCTTTATACAAGTGCAACAACTCAATATCCTATATTAACTAAAACAAAAGATAGGGCTGTTAATTTGCTAAAAATGGCTGAAGACTTAGACTTGTGTATTCCGGTACCGTTAACTGAGAATGATATTAAATCAAGAGGAATTAGATTACCTGAGAATATCCTTGTAGACGAGGGATATGATCTAATCGGTACAGCTCTTAATTATTATCTTGGAACACATGTTGTAGCAGTAACACTTTCAGATAAGCTTAAGGAGAGATACGTTAAAAATGATTATAGCAGCGGCAGTTAAATTTTATATTGAGAAAACTGATCAAGAAGTTGTCCTATGTGGTTTGAGACACGATGCTCCATTTAGGCAAATTAGCAGCACTTGGGTTTGAGCCAAAAGTAGGATACAAAGAACTTGAGCAAGGATTTATAACAACTGATGGAGAATTTCTGAATAGAGAACAGGCTTATTATCATGCCGTGAGTTGTAAGCAGATTGAACCTGATAATGGACCGGCTTGGCTTATCTCTGAAATGTTGTGGTAGAATAGAAAATTTAAGGGAGTAATTATTATGTTACATTATAAGGATTGTCAATATGGCTGTGGCTATTCAATTAAAAGTTGTACTAATGATATTTTAAGAGAGTCAAATATACAATATGATGAAGACAAAATAGAAGACAATAAAGATGTTTATGCTTTTGCATATTTAGGAGATGAAAGAGCAATAAATTTATTCTGTAAACCAGTAAAAGGTAAAATAGTCGATTCTATGTTTTATGAATATAAAAAGAATGGAAGCTTGAAGAAAACCGGTGTAAGTGTTGGCGCTAGAATTTATGCAGATACATATGAAGAAGCGATAGAAGGATTTAATGCTCTCGTGAGTGCTAGGATCGAAAAGTTGGAAGAAGAGATTAATAAGGTAGAGGATCTATTTATTAAATAAAATACAATGGAGAAAATACTATGGTATCTATAAAAGAACATATACCTAAAAGTGCTAAGAAAATGCCATGTTGGATTTTTACGCAAATTAAATATGATCTTGTGTATTTAACCGATGATGAAAAATATTTTGTATCAACAGACCATAAAAGAGTATATCCACTAATAGTAGTAGATGGTTGGAGTATGGCGTATCCGTTAGATAAAGATATTAGTCAATTAAAAATTTAGTTTGATTGGAGAAAATTATGGTTAGTACAATTATAGGTATTATTATCATTATAGCTTTTACAATTTTAATGATTTTTCTTATATGTTTAATGTTGCAAGAAAAAATTGAAAAAGTTATATATAAAATTCCGTTTATTACTAAAAAAGTAGAACGCCATAAAGTCAATAAACGTATAAAGGATACATTTAATAGCGTTGTTTATGATCAAAATAAAAGAATATCTATGGCAATGATGGAAGGTAAGAAATATACAACATTTATATTTGCAAACGATAATTATTATTTTAACCCATGGAATATGTATAAAAATCAATATAGAAAAATTTTGCTTAATATGGGAATGAAATATTATAAAAAATATAAAATAGATGGAGACAAAATCTCCTGGGATTAAAATTCTTATAGCTGCGATTCCGCAGTTAATTTCCAGCATAAATAAAAATTGAATAGGGAAGAAGGTATTGTAGATGAAATATTTCATTATTTTAATCAGTATGATTTTTTTGTCATATAGTGGATGACTATTATCTTTAAGGATGGTTAGCGTCTGCGAAACAAAAATCGTGGTGGGAGAAAAATGCTCCAGATGATTTATATAAGCATGATTATCTGATGGCGTTATTTATGCATAGTTTTAGTTGGACATTTATGATGATGCTTGCGCCAATCTTGTATGTAATTATATTTGGTGGACATTATTATCCGTTAGTGTTTGTGCTTAATATAATAATTCACATGATTACTGATAATATGAAAGCCAATAAGAAAGAGATTAATTTGATTCAGGATCAGCTAATTCATTTAGCACAAATTGTTGTAACATTTTTAGTTTTCTTTTGGAAGTAGGTAATAAGGAGGAATGGAGAAATGAAGATAACATTTGAAATGGATAACTTACAGGATCTCATTGAAAAATCTGTATCTAAAAATATTGAGGAAGCAGTTAAATCGCAAGTAGAGGATACTATTAAAGAACAGGTAGCAAAACTTGGTGGCGATATTATTTCCGAAGTAGTGACAAAAAATTTCAATGAATTTGTAAATGATTATATTACAAATACTAAAATTACTGTCAGAAAAGAAGATTTCTGGGGCGATGCAGATGTAAATGAATATACAGTAGAAGAATATATTAAGAAGTGTTTAAAAGAACGCCTGGATAATGAAAAATTTAAAACAAAAGATAAATATGGTCATATAAATGAAATTAGTTTCTCTGAATATATAAAAAACAATTATACATCTTATATGGATGATGAAATTAAAAAGAAAATGGATAAATATTTTGACGATATCCGCAAACAAATCAATAAAACAATGAAAGAAACTTTTGATAATACAACAAAGAATATGTTATCTAACACTGTGCTTAACATTCTTACTCAAAATAATACATATCGTCAAATTGAAAGTAATATTAAATCTATTGCAACAAAACAGGATTAAATATGGAAGAAAAGATTATTGGATGTAAATGGAAAGAATGTGAATATGCGACTCAATCTTACTTTGAATTGGACACCGGATACGAAGAGTATGATTGTGAGTTAATGGATAGTGAATGTAATGAATACGAATGTCCAATGGTTTGCAGATATAAAATTGAAGAATAAGGAGTAAAAAATGAACAATAAAAGAAATAGTAGCAGTTCAAGTGGTATGGGAATTCTAGGTGTTTTACAGATTGTGTTTTTGGTACTTAAGCTTACAGGATTAATTACATGGTCATGGTTAGTTGTTTTAACCCCACTGTGGATTAGTTTAGGAATTCTTGTAATTTTCTTGATATGTGTATTTGTAGTAGCATTGCATTATAGATGGAAAAAATAAAAGCTTGGTTTTATGAGTGGTAACACTTTTAAAATAAAGGGCTGAAATCTGACAAGAAAACAGCCCTCTATAAAAAAGGAGAATTATGATTGTTCATACAATCAAAATAGAGAGTTGAATCTAATTAAAGAAACAACTCTCTATCATGACTAAAACTGAATTATTAAAGCAAACTGCAGTAAGGCAGGAAGTTATTTTTTACGATAACTTTTGTCCTTGTATAGCATACGAGTTATATAATTTACTTTTTCATCTGAAAGCTCAGAATGATGGCAAATCATATGTATTGCATAGAATTTTATCGTGTGGGACAAAATCAAATACAATCCGTATGTACCAAGGCATGAGAATACAAACTTTAGAAAATTTAGCATCTCAATACCTCCTTATTCAGTTTTGCTTTTCTAATTCCAATCAACCGTCAAGTTGCGGTGGTTGATAAGTTTAACAGTAACATAGAAACCTATATTTTTCAAGGAGAATAAGATTAATGAACATATATCTTCTTAGCAATGATAAAAATATGACCGATGCATGGAATGAAGCTTTTCCAAGAAATATTAATACAGATGAAGTATTTGTTGAAATTGTTTGTGATTCATTTTCTAATTTCATGCACACACACTCGAATATAGATTGTGTTGTTTTACCAGGAAATTCATATGGAATTATGGATGGTGGATATGATGCAGCAATTATTAATTACTTCGGTGAAGAATTAATGAAGTGTGTTCAAGAAAAAATTCATGAAGAATGGCTAAATGAACAAGTAGTTGGAACAAGTATTATTGTAAAAATTCCAAATTGGCATGTAAAGAAAGAAGAACATGATGTAGAAGAACCTATGTATTTAATACATACACCAACTATGAGGGTACCAGAAGAAATTAAAGATAAAAGTGTTGTTTATCAATGCATGAGATCAACTTTGATTATGGCTAAAAAAGAGAACATACAAAATATTGTTATCCCAGCATTTGGAGCGGCAACAGGACGTGTACCATATTTTACTGTTGCAAATTTAATGTGCCAGGCATTTATAAATGTGTTTCTTATGAATTTAGATAAATATAATGATTGGAACTGGGCTGATTATGTAACAGCAATATTAAAACTATGTATAGGAGAAGAATAAGTGACTAAAGCAGAATTAATTTTCTATGAGATGACTGATAGAGAAATTTTTAGTAGAGCTAAAACAGTTTATGAGAAGTTAGGGATGAGTGAAAAAGGACTTCTCTCAGTTATGCGTCCAACAATGGGTTCCGTAACAATTCTTTCAGTGGATCTAACAAATAAGATCAGAGATGCTGTAAGTATGCAGTATGACGATTTTCTTGCAGATGACTATATTGAAAGAGCGAAGAAAATTCAGAATGAAATGAAAGAAAAGAGAGAAGAAAGTATTGGAGAGCAGAAAGTAAGTAATTCATATATTGATAAATTTAATAAAGAGGTACAGGACTCAGACAATGATTTTGAAAGAGAGTGTGCTAAAGAAATTATCAGACTTATAAAGTTACTTCCTGATAAATCTGCCAAGAAACTCATTAAAAAATATTTTGAATAGAAAATAAGGAGAAAAATTATGAAGATGTATGATCCGGAAATCTGGAAAAATGAGAACAATGGATATGAGGAACTTGTTGACAATATTAAGAAAACTTTTGCATCAAAACTAAAAGACAATGTAAAAACACCACTGTTTAGAACAAGCGTATCTGACTTATTTGACACATTTCTTTACTATCTTCCAGATGCTTGCAAACAGGAATATACATGTAGAGCTTGTAAACACTTTGTAGATCGATTTGGTGGACTTGTATTTATTAAAGACGATGGAACAACTGAATCTGCTATTTGGAACATTGAAAATATCCCTGGGATGTTTATTGAGCCAATTACACAGATGAAAGAGATTGTTGAGTCTGCTCAGGTCCAGGATGTATTCGTATCAGATTATGTGGATCTTGGAACATATGATACAAATGGATTCCATCATTTTTCTGCAAAACTTCCAAGAGTGATGATTAATACATCAAGAATAAAAAATGCTTCACAGGTATCTGCTGAGAAAGCTGAAGATTATGGAATGCTGAAAAGAGCACTTGAGAAGTATTCCATGCCACAGATTGATCAGGCACTTAATTTATTAGAATCCGGAAGTTTATATAGAGGTAGCAGCTATGTAGCAATGTGTAAATGGTTCAAGGAAACAAAAGAGAAGATTGCTTCTATCAATGATCAGCCACAACACACTAATATGATTTGGAAATATGCTGCTACAGCTCCAAATGGATTTACTCACATTTCCGGAAGTATGTTAGGTACATTACTTGATTATATTGTAGATGGAGATGACTTTGATACAATCAAACGAAAATTTGAGACAAATATGAGTGCTGAGAATTATAGACGTTCACAGTCTGCACCTACTCAGAGAGCTGTTGAAAGTGCTGAAAAACTTATTGAAAAACTTGGTCTTGCAGATTCACTTAGAAGAAGATATGCAAAACTGGATGAGCTTCCTGAGAATGAGTTTATTTGGAAGAGTAAAACTGAGAAGAAAGAGGAAGTAAAGACTGGAGTATTTGCAGGAGTTCAGACTAAAACTACAGATAGTAATGAGACAAAATCTGTAATTCCACAGGTGACTATGACATGGGACAAATTCAGAAAAACAATTCTTCCTACCGCAGATAAATTGGAAGTAAAGGTTGATGGAACAACTCATCTTATGGGAATGGTAACAGCTGCGGTTCCGGAAGCTGAAAATATTATGAACTGGGACAATCCGTTCTCTTGGTATTACCAGAGTGGTATTGATTCTGTCATCCGTGAGAGACTTGAAGAAAAAGGTGCAAAATA